ATTGGGAACCAATCCTGAAGGGTGTTGATCGGTCGTTCATGGAGACGGTCGATTGCGTCTTTTCTCGGAGGTTCAGAAAGTACGTGTGAGGCGATGGTTGACGAGGCAGTCTTGGTTTCCGCGTGGTACGGTCTGTCTCTGACGAGCGGTTTTATGTTTCTGATCTATTTTATGGCACTATTGATAGTGGATGATGAGGATACGGTTTGAATGTTCTACTTCAACGGGCTGAACGGCGAGAAGATCGCGATTGACGGGACTGTCGATAAGACGGTCAAAGCCGCCTGTGAAGAAGACCTTTATACCTTCCTGACCCATTCATGGCGGTATATCGACCCTAGCCCCTTCGTGGATGGCAACCCTATCATGGCGGTGGCCGATCACCTTCAGGCTGTGGTGGATGGCCAGATCAAGCGTCTCCTGATCAACATCCCGCCCCGTATGGGCAAGTCATCCATTACCTCGGTGGCTTTTCCCGCATGGACATGGATACAGAGGGAAACAAGCCCAACATCCGGCCCCGGCGTTCAGTTCCTTCATGCGTCCTATGCCCAGAGCCTTGCGCTGAGAGACAGCGTGAGATGCCGACGCCTGATTGAAAGCCCATTCTATCAGGGCTTCTGGGGGAAGGACTTTAAGCTGACTGGCGACCAGAACACCAAGACGAGGTTCGACAACAGCAAGGGCGGATCAAGGCTTTCCACATCTGTTGGCTCGGCCCTGACAGGTGAAGGCGGGGCTATTATTGTGGTTGACGACCCCAATGCGGCACAGGAAGCCTTTTCGGAAGCTACGATTGAAAGCACCAAGGAATGGTGGGACTCGGCCCTGTCCACCCGTCTGAATGACCCGAAGACTGGGGCGTATGTGGTCATTCAGCAAAGATTGTCGGAGGAAGACCTGACGGGTCATATCCTGTCCAAGGACATAGGCGAATGGACCCATCTGTGTTTGCCTATGCGATATGAGGCCGAGCGTTCGTATCATACCGTGATCGGCTGGAAGGATTGGCGCGAAGAGGAAGGCGAACTTCTGTGGCCCGAGCGGATGGGCGAACGGGAAGTAACGATCCTTGAAAAGCAACTGGGGCCATGGGCGGCGGCTGGTCAGCTACAGCAGAGGCCGGAACCCAAGGGCGGCGGTATCATCAAACGGGATTGGTGGAAGCTATGGGATCACGAGAACTTCCCGCCGATTGAATATATGGTGGCGTCTCTGGACACGGCTTATACGACCAAGACCGAGAACGACCTGAGTGCCATGACGGTGTGGGGCATATTCTCTGGCGGGGATAACAAGGCAGTCACGACCCGTATTGCGGCCAAGGACGGTCTACAAATCAGTGAAGTAACCAGAACCTATACAGAGGAACATCCCAAAGCCATCCTGATGTTCGCATGGCAAGAACGGCTTGAACTGCATGAACTGGTCAAGAAGGTTCAGGAGACGATGCGCCGCCTGAAGGTCGACAAGTTGCTAATTGAAAACAAAGCGGCAGGTCACTCGGTGGCCCAAGAGATTCGCCGCATGTATGGAACGGAGAACTTCGCAGTTCAGTTGGTAGACCCGAAAGGGCAAGACAAACTGGCTCGGCTATATGCGGTTCAGCACTTGTTCGCAGAAGGATTGATCTACGCCCCTGATCGGTCATGGGCCGATATGGTCATCACCCAGACAGGCACATTCCCGAAAGCCAAGCATGATGACTTGGTGGATACGGTCGCCATGGCTTTGAAGTATCTGCGTGAAACTGGCCTGTTGATTCGCGGTGCGGAGTGGACTGCCGACATAGAAGCCAAGATGCAATTCACCGGGGCAGAGCCTCCACCCCTTTACGCCGTGTAAAGTCCATGCTACACATTCCTTAACATGATGAGGAATGGATATGGCTGTAAAAATATTGAATGGTAATGTTTTTGACGTTCTCCCAACGCTTTCAAATAAAACATTTCACACTTGCATCACATCACCGCCATACTTTGGTCTGCGTGATTACGGCATGGCTGATCAGTTGGGACTTGAGCCAACGCCTGACGAATACATCGCCAACATGGTCAAGGTGTTCCGTGAAGTGAAGCGCGTCCTTCGGGATGACGGAACACTATGGCTGAACATTGGCGACAGTTATGCTGGGAGCGGTAAGGGAAGAAATGGTGACGGAAGCCCAAACATTGATCCCTCATCAAAGCAATCAACAAGCGCAGGAACAATCATTGGCAATTTGATAAAAAGCCAAACTCCTGATTGTAAGCCAAAAGACTTGATTGGCATTCCTTGGATGCTTGCTTTTGCCCTTCGCGCTGACGGTTGGTATTTGCGTCAGGATATTATTTGGCACAAGCCAAACCCGATGCCTGAATCAGTGGAAGACCGATGCACCAAGTCTCATGAATATATTTTTCTGCTGTCAAAGTCGCCGCAGTATTACTTTGACCATGAGGCGATTAAGGAAGACGGCGTGATCCCCGAAGGCACGAAAGCCGCCAAGGGAAGCGCAGAGCGATTTGGCAAGGAGGGCGTCAACTCTCGTCCTCCCGAATACAAAATCTATGATGGGAAAAGGAACAAGCGGTCGGTGTGGACGGTGACGACCAAGCCGTTCAAAGACGCGCACTTTGCAGTCTTCCCAGAAGAATTGATTGAGCCGTGCATACTGGCGGGTTCACCTGAGCGCGGTCATGTTCTTGATCCTTTTGGCGGTAGTGGCACGACAGGCGTTGTTGCGAATGGCTATGGCAGAGATGCAACTTTAATTGAACTAAACCCAGAATACGCCGAGATAGCGAAACAAAGGATTGGTCTTTTTGCGTTATGAGGCTTGTATCCATGTAAAGGTTATGCTACACATTCCTTAACATGATGAGGAATGGATATGGTTAAAGATAATGATACGATAGCGGTCTGGTTTTCTTGCGGTGCGGCCAGTGCGGTTGCCGCCAAGAAGACAATTGAGCGTTATGGCCAAACTAACACAATTCGTGTTTTGAATAATCCGGTTTTGGAAGAGGATGAAGATAATCGGCGTTTTCTTCGGGATGTTGGCGAATGGATTGGTCTTCCCATTGAAATTGTCAGGTCAAAAAAATACCCGTTAGGTTCAGCCGTTGATGTATGGGAGAAACGGCAATTTATGAGCGGACCCACATCATCCCACGCGACATTGACGTGCTTGAATCTCTGAAACGTCAGTATGACTTTCTCAATGACCCCGCCATAGGTGAAGCGATTGTTGAGATTGAGCGGTTGCGGGGAATATTGAAGTTAATATCTGAAATTATGACACATACTTTTTGGTCTAAGAGTGACGTTGAAAATATTGTCCAAGATGCTTTGAAGGGGGGAAAATGACCCAGTTAAATTCCTATGAATACCTTTCTTCACATGGAACGGGGATAGGGTTTGCCAAGCCTCAATGGCCAATTGGGTTCTTCAAATCTAAGCACACGAACATTTCTATTGCGGCTTATACCAAGCCAAGATGGCTGACACGTTTAATGGTCAAATGGCTGTTTGAATGTGACTGGCATGAAGGGAATGTGTGATGCACGGGATAATTCCGTTTTTTCTTTTGCTTTTAATCATGATGATAAGGAGAGCGTAATGGATGAATTTTTAGTTTGGGTTATTGGTTTGTGGGCATCAGCGGCATGGTTTACTCATGTGATCGTATGCTTGCAAGCCGCCAAGTGGGGCTTTCTGATTGCGGGGGCATTGTTGGTCCCTATCGCCTTCGTCCACGGCACAGGCATTTGGTTTGGAGTGTGGTGATGGACAACCCGCATTATGTAACGCCTGAAGAGGCTAAAAAGAAAGTCTGCCACCAATCAATGGGCGGTCTTTTGATGGTTCAAAACAATGTCATGGCATCAGAGCATGAGTGCCACGGGCCAGAGTGCATGGCTTGGCGGTGGCGTCCTCATGGTCACCAAGACTTTGCACAGGGTTGGATGTTGCAATTGCCTCTGACACCAGAAGAGCCAATGACCCACGGCTATTGCGGGATGGTGCGGTCATGAATCTTAATATGGAAGTAATAAGAGATTTGTTGATGCCGTTGGTTAGAACCGTTGAAATGGAAATTTTAACGCCAGTTTTTCCAGATGCCTATGCCCAGCTTTTGGTTGTTGAGGGTGAATTGTGTTTGTCTGTTGAAACGTCAAGCGACCCGTTAATTGTGACCGTATACAAATTATTAACGCAGGAAGAGATATTGGATAATTCATACAAAAGAACTTTGCGGCCAAAATTGGAAGAGAAGTTCAATCTATTGGTCGCGTGGAAAAATGAGGAGACTGTGCAATGACTGAATGGCAACCAATAGAAACCGCGCCAAAGGATGGTAGAGGCATATTGCTATTTTACTACCCAAAACAAGGCATGGCTTTTGCTTTTTGGGCAGATGGAGCATGGGTTGAGTGCAGTCCATGTTTAGGCATTAAAAAAGTATTTGATGAAGTAAAACCAACCCATTGGATGCCATTACCGGAGCCGCCGAAATGAGCAAGACATTCAGAACGTCATCTACTTTATATCGGCACGGCGGAGGATTCTACGGAACTGAAGGGTTCAAGGTGTCATTCAGCCCAGACGATTTTTTTGATCAAGTCAGCATTGTTGACGCTTCCAAACATGGGAACACAAAAATCAGCATGTCCTTGGAGGAGGCGGAATGGCTTGTTCAGTTTATCCGCCAAGCCAAGGAAAGCTACAAACTCTGGAAATATAACCACGAAGATGATAGTCGTCTTGGCATGGATGACGCAGAAAGCGTCTAATCCTTCCACTCTGGCGGCACATATGCTACAAAAAGAGGTGTTTGACCCTCCGAGATAGCCATGACTCCTGTCCTAGCCAACGCCATTGTTGACGTAATCCAGCCGTCCACCCCCGTAAAACAGGGTCTTTTTAAGGTCCAAGTATGGGGACGGGAGCCTTATGATTACACACGGACCTATGAAATAATGGCGAGAAACGATACAATAGCGGCTCAACAGGGTATCGCACGTTTCGTCAAAGAGATGGAACAGGTTGCACAGTAAAGGATAATTCATGCCAACTCCCGGTCTGGTCCCCTCCAATTTGCGCCTTCTCCAACAGCCCGACGAGGTTCAGGATCAGGCGGGAGACGATATTGTTGTCCAGATTGACGAGGACGGCCCTCGGTCTGACGTAGACGAAAAGGGCAATATTATCCGCATTGAACACGCTGACGGATCGGTCAGCATTTCTCTGGATGGGCGTCCTGTCGAGCAGGGTCCATCTGAGGCAGAGAAGGCCAAGGACTGGTTCCGCAATCTGGTTGACGAGATTGATCAGGGCGAACTGGGACGAATCAGCGGTGACCTTCTCCGTGGTATTGAGGATGACATTCAGTCCCGTCAGGAATGGATTGATGATCGGGCGCAGGGCATCAAGTTGCTTGGCTTGAAGATTGAATTGCCCGGCACTCAGGGTGGGGCAGACGGTGCGCCTGTCGAGGGCATGAGCAAGGTCCGCCATCCGCTGTTGCTAGAAGCGGTTCTTAGGTTCCAAGCCAATGCAAGATCAGAACTTTTGCCGACTGACGGGCCTGTGAAGACCCGTATTGATGCGGTTGAAACGACCGCCGCCCAGCAGGAACTGGCAGACGCTCTTGAGAAAGATCTGAACCACTACCTGACGGCGACGGCTTCCGAGTATTATCCAGATACGGACCGGATGTTGTTCATGCTCGGCTTCGGCGGCACGGCGTTCAAGAAGGTTTACTTTTGCCCATTGCGGAACCGTCCGGTCAGCGAATCAATCGACGCTGACGATCTGATTGTGAACAACTCGGCCACCGACCTTCGGAATGCCAAGCGCATTACCCATCGGGTTATGATGCGTCCGTCCACGGTCAAGCGGTTGCAGATTCTTGGGGTGTATCGGGATGTGGAACTGTCCACGCCCAATCCGGTGGATTTGGATGCGGTTCAACGGGAAAAGAACGCCCAGCAGGGCATTGCGATGGACCAGTTTCATCCAGATGATCGTGATCGTGAGATTTACGAATGCTATTGCGAACTGGACATTTCCGGTTTTGAACATCGCTGGAAAGGCAAGGATACGGGCCTTGAGATACCTTATCGGGTGACCATTGACGTATCGACCAAAGAAATTCTGTCCATTGTCAGGAACTACGACGAGGACACGGAAGAACTTCCAGAAGCCCGTCAGAACTTTGTGAAGTACACCTTTGTGCCGGGCATGGGCTTCTTGGATATTGGTTTGCTCCATATCCTTGGCAACACGACCAATGCAGTTACGGCGGCATGGCGTGAAATGCTTGACGCAGGTATGTTTGCCAATTTCCCCGGTTTCCTTATGGCGGACACGGGTGCGCGGCAGAATACGAATATCTTCCGCGTTCCTCCGGGCGGTGGCGCATTGGTCAAGACAGGCGGTTTGCCAATCAGTCAGGCCATTATGCCATTGCCATACAAGGAACCGGGCGGTTCGCTGATGACCCTCGTGCAGAACATTTCAGAAACGGGTCAGCGGGTTGGCGGCACGGCTGAAATTTCAGTTGGCGAAGGTCGGCAGGACGCTCCGGTCGGCACGACATTGGCGTTGATTGAACAGGCCACCAAGGTTCTGAATGCGGTCCATAAGCGGATGCACGCATCTCAGGCGGAAGAGTTTCAACTTCTGGTCCGGTGCTTCAGAGAGCATCCAGATAGCTTCTGGCAGAGGCAGAAGAAGCCATCCTTGCCATGGAGCGAACAGTTGTTCGTTGCCGCTCTGAACGATGTTGAGATTGTGCCACAGGCCGACCCGAATACGGCGAGCCACATTCAGCGTGTGATGCGGGTGGCGGCATTGAAGCAATTGCAACAGGCCAACCCGACCCAATACGATCCGGTGGCGGTTGACCGTGAAGCGATGTTGGCTCTTGGCTGGGCATATCCAGAACAGTTCTTTGTTCCGCCGGATCAGCAACAGCAGAATATCATGCAGTCGCCAGAAGCGATGCAAGCCATGGGCAAGTTCCAGAACGACAAGACACGGGCCGATGCGTCCATGCTTTCGGCTCAGGCTCGTATGGCTCAAACCCAACAGGCATCTGCTCAGGGATCGGGACTTGATCCTGCCAAGGCCGCAATTGATCAGGCCAAGGCTCAAGCTGATTTGATGAACGCCAAGACCAAGATGGAAGATTCGCAAAACCGCTCGGCGTATGATGCGATGAGGCTGAAGATTGAGCAGGAC